GAAGAAGGTTCTGATGATGACACAATAAGATTAGATACTGGCGGCACAGAGAGACTACAAGTCTCATCAGCAGGGGCGTTTGCCTTGCAAAGTGGTGGCGGTTCATTTATACATTCAAACACAATATCTAACACATTTACTTTGACCAGTCAGAATATGTTTATGGTCGGTCCAGTAAGTGTAACAGGAGTTATTACAGTAGGTTCTAATTCTACTGTTGTCGTAATATAAGGAGAAACAAATGGCAGGAATACAAATAGACGGAGTTAATAATAAAATTGACTTTGATGATGATGCAGATACCAGTATATCGTCTAATACAGATGATACGCTAGTAATAGAATCTGGCGGTGCAAACATAGCATCTATTACAGCAGGAGAGTTTGCAATAAACGAAGGCTCAGCAGACATAGACTTCCGAGTAGAATCTAATGGTAATACTCATATGCTATTTGTTGATGGTGGCAATAACCGAGTGGGAATGATAACCACTCCTGATTTAGGTATTGGATTACATATTAGAGAATCAGATAGTGGTGGTTCTATTGATGCTTGGGCAGATGCTTTAGTTATAGAAGGTTCTGCTGATAGTGGTATGACAATTTTATCAGGCAACACTTCTGATGGCAGTATTAACTGGGGTGACGATGGTGACAATGATGCTGGTCGTATAGTTTATAATCATAATCAAAACTCATTAAAATTTTACAATGGTGGTGCTGAGAGAGTGTCTATTGCAAGTACTGGTAATGTATCAATAGGTGGCACATCTTCTGCTGGTTTATTTAATCTTTACACAATTAGTCATGCTTTAAATGCTATGGTTCATACTAATAGTTCTGATACTGGCACTATACATAATTTAAGATGTATAAACGCAAGTGGAACTCTTGTAGGTGGGATAACTAATGATGGAAGTAACACAGCTTTTGCTACCTCCTCAGATTATAGATTAAAAGAAAATGTAGATTACACTTGGGATGCTACAACAAGATTAAAACAACTAAAACCTGCTAGATTTAATTGGATTGCTGATGATACAAATACTTTAATGGATGGCTTTATAGCACACGAAGTATCAAGTATTGTTCCTGAAGCTGTGCGTGGAGCAAAAGATGCAACAAGAACTGAAATAGATGAAGATGGAGACGAGCAAACTTTTATTGAACCTCAAGGTATAGACCAATCAAAACTTGTACCATTGATGGTAAAAACTATACAAGAACTAGAAACAAGAATAGCAGCATTAGAAGGATAATTTATGTTTAAACTAGACGATAAAGAATATGACGAAACTAAGATAAGCCCTAAAGCTAAAGCAGCTTTGGAAGAATTAATCCGTGTATCTAAACAAATGCAAGACCTTAGATTTGCAAATCAAGGATATACCAACATATTAAAAGAAGAATTAAAGGAGACTAAGGATGAGTAGTGAAATTAAAGTAGACACTATTAGTGAAAATACTAGTGCAAATGGCGTAGCCATAGATAGTGTAACATTGAAAGATGGTGCGTTTACTGCAACAGCTGGAAGTACAATTACAACATCGGGTAATGAAAAGACACTCTCACTAATATCAACAGATGCTGATGCTAGTCACGGGCCTTATATTAGAATGTTTAGAAACTCTAGTTCTGCAGCGGATGAAGATTTAGTTGGTAGAATAGATTTTGCCAACACTAATGACGCCCAAGAAGAAGAAAATTATCTTATGATGTATTCAAGAATTGAAGATGCATCTAATGGTAATGAAAGTGGTAAATTCTATCTTGATACTATGGTAAATGGTACAAGTACAAGCAGAATCTATATGAAAAAAGATTTGACTGTATTTAATGAAGATTCAGGTGACATAGACTTCCGAGTAGAGTCTAATAATCAAAGTCACGCAATATTTGTAAATAGTGGTACTGACCGTGTTGGTATTCTTGAAGATAGTCCTGATGCAACACTTCATATGAAAAGCAGTGAAAATACTTATAGCTTTAAAGTTGAAAATGCTCATGCATCCTCACCTTATGGTATGCAAGTTTTATATAGTGCTGATGATCCTGATAGTGGATCAGATAACTTTTTCTTTGTTGGACAAGCCTATGATGGAAGTAGTTGGAATGTAAGATTTGTTGTTTATGGTGATGGAGATGTTAAGAACCACGATAATAGTTATGGAGCATATTCGGACGAAAGAATTAAACAAAACATAACCGATGCTAATTCTCAATGGAATGATATTAAATCTCTTAAAGTTAGAAACTTTAAAAGAAAAGATGATGTTAGAAAATACGGTGAGGATAAAGCAAAAGTTCAAATAGGTTTGGTAGCTCAAGAATTAGAATCCGTTTGCCCTAAATTAGTTGATGAAGCTAAACCAAATTCATCAGACGTTTTAAGTTCCTCAGAATTTGGAACTCTTTATGAAGATGGAGATACTATACCAGAAGGTAAAGCAATAGGTGATGTAAAAGAAGAAAAAGAAAATGTTAAAGGTATTAAATATACTGTTCTTTACATGAAAGCTATCAAAGCATTACAAGAAGCTATGACTAGAATAGAAACATTAGAAGCTGAAGTAACAGCACTAAAAGGAGAATAAGATGAGTGAAATAAGAGTAGATACAATATCAGAGAAAACATCCACATCGGGTGTAACTATTGATAGTTTAGCAATCAAAGATGGAAGTTTATCTTGTGCAGCAGGTGCTGCTTTATCAATAGATTCTGCTGGTCATGTAACCAAACCACTACAACCAGCCGTCCTTGCTGTTCCTAATGCTACACAAAATGATATGGCAACAGGATGGGTGACTATCGTATTTGGCTCTGAGGTATATGATGTTAATTCAGATTTTAATACTTCAACCAGCACCTTTACAGCTCCTGTTACAGGAAAATATATGGTAACAGCTAATGTAGATTTAAGTGATATTGATACAGCTACTCAATGGATGTATGGAGGTGTATTTGTTACTTCTAATAGAACTTATTACATGAATCTAGTAGATCCAACAAAAGAATATTCTGCAGACAACAATTCAAGTTTTAGTAGTGCAGGGATAGTAGATATGGATGCAAGTGATACTTTGCTCTTTAAAGTAAGAACTTCCGCTCATGGGGCAGCACAGATGAATGTCATGTATGGTAGTGGTGAAACCTGGTTATCAATATGTTTGATAGCATGATGAAACAATCAACCTTAAAGGAGGTAAAATATGGCTAATCATAAAAAAGAAGTCACACTGACAGATCTTCAACAAACAATTCTGTCTAATGATTTATACAACGACACAGATAATGCTGGTCTAGATGCTTGGATACAAGATGCAGTTGATGGTAAAATCAACAACTGTTGGAAACGTATGCGACAAGAATGGACTCAAAAGTTAATGGATGATGATTCATTTACAGATTCCATTCCATCTAATCAAGCAGACTTTGTAGCGTTAGTAACAGCTCGTTCTGATTATAAAAACAGAAAAGCTAGAGACGATAGTTAATGGAACAAGAAAACAGAGAAGCTATTATCCGTATAGAGGGTAAGCTAGAACTGTTAGACCAAAAGATGAATACCTTAAAGGACAATCATCTTACCCATATCGAAAGAGATATGCGACAATTACGAGGTCTGGTATGGTTTATAGGTACTACTGTTTTCGCACAGATGTTATTTTTGATTATTCGGACAATTATGTAGTATTGCACATTTAGTGCAAATCGAATAAAAATCAAATATGTCAAACAGATGTATATTGATTATTTCAGATACTCATTGTCCTTATCACCATGAAGATTTGATTCCTTTTTTAACTGCGATCAAAAAGAAGTATAGACCTGATCGTGTAGTTCACATTGGCGATGAAACAGATAAACACGGTCTTAACTTTCACGGTCAAGACCCTGACTTACCAAGTGCAGGAGATGAGTTATACGAAGCAAGGGAAGCTATTCATGCTATTGAAAAACTTTTTCCCAAAGTAGACTTACTACATTCAAATCACGGAAGCCTTGCATACAGAAGAGCTTTCAAAGCTGGCTTACCCAAAGCCTACATGAGAGACTACAACGAAGTCTTAGAAGTGGGTAGAGGTTGGAGATGGCATAGCGAACTAACAATAAAACTACCTAATGGAAATGACGTACATTTTCATCATGGTAAATCAGCAAACATATTAACCGTTGGACAAAAGCAAGGCACTTGTTATGTTCAAGGACACTATCATACCAAGTATGGCATTTCCTATTGGGGAAACCCATCATCACTTTTATGGGCGATGCAAGTAGGATGTTTGATTGATAAAGACGCATTAGCTTTTGCGTATGACAAAGTATTCAAAGATAGACCGATCATTGGTTGTGGAATAATTATAGATAGCCAACCGCAACTTTTACCAATGGTATTGAATAAAGGTGGAAGATGGAATAAAGTGTGTCCATGAAAACACTAGAACGTCAAGAAAGTGGAGATCACTACAAAAGGTTTATTATTCAACCTGCAGAGTTTATTAATATGAACAACCTTCCATACGCTGAAGGCAACGTCATAAAGTACGTGTGTAGGCACAAATTTAAGGGTAAAAAGGAAGATATTAAAAAGGCTATACATTACCTCGAAATGATTATAGAAAGGGATTATGAGTAGCGTGGCGAGAATGGAAGTGCCAAATAGGATGAGATCCGTCAATGTGCGTATGCTTATTGACACTATGCCTATAGTTTCCACAATAGATTATGACATATCTGATACTGGTGTTTTGCCAGTAGGAATATGGGTAAAAACAAAAAAATCAGAATCTACACTAGACAGAGAACTTAGAAGTTCTGGAAAAGCAGTATCTTTACTCTTACAATATGGTTGTTCTTTGAAAGAAGTGTCAGAAACTTTTACAAGAGATAGCATTATTGGTTCGGTGGTGTGGTATTTAAACAAAAATTTAGACGATATTCTTTCAGGCAATCAACCTGAAAAATGCCCAAATTTATCTACTCAACCAACTGGATATACAATAAAATGAACGATATTAAAGATAGAATAAAAGCACACGAAGGCTATAGGTTAGAGCCTTATCATTGTACCGAAGGACACCTTACTGGTGGCTGGGGTCATAAGATATTAGATGGTGAAGAAGTACCTAAATCTGAGGAAGGGTGGCAAAACCTATTTAATAACGACTTTGAAAAGGCGTTTAATGGAGCAAATTCGCTTATAGGAGAACATTTAGAGAACACTGAATGGTCGGAGCTACCTGAACCCAAGAAACACGCTATAACAGGCGTTTTGACGGAAATGTGTTTTCAGCTAGGACAAGCAGGAGTAGGCAAATTTAAGAAGATGTTTACTGCACTTGGCAAATGCGACTTCAAAGAAGCTGCTACACAGATGAGAGATTCACGCTGGAACAAACAAACTCCAGCACGTTGCTTAGAACTAAGCGGCATTATCCAAAACTTATAAGGAAATATTATGTTACAGATGTTGATTAAACCCCTTCTAGGGGTCGCTGGTGATATGGTTAAAGGCGTAATAGAAACTAAGAAAGCCAAATCAGAAGCAAAACTTACAGAGATTAAAGCTGCTACTGCACTTAAAGAGCAGCAGATCGCAGGTAAAGTGTCGTGGGAAGCATCGGCAGTAGACCAAATGAAAGATAGCTGGAAAGATGAGGTCAGTTTAGTTGTCCTACTTGCTCCAGCAGTTTTAGTTTTCATTCCTGGTTGTCAAGAATTTGTTAAAAGTGGATTCGTTGCTTTACAAGAGCTTCCTGAATACTACCAACATTTATTATACATTGCTATCTCAGCGTCATTTGGCATTAAGGGCGTAGGATCAGCAGCTAAGATGTTAAAAAAGAAATGATTGTGAATGTACTTCATAATCACCGCAATGCTATTTTTCAGTAGTTCTGAACAAGTTATTTATACACAATACGATAAAGCTACATTTGATTCCGTACCTACTTGCCAAGAGTTTTTATTTCACAATAAAGTTCAACTCACATTAGACCTTTTTGATAACCACAATCAAAAGGGAGATATGAAAGGGTATGAGTTTTTCTGTGAAAGCCGATACTCGACTGAACAAGAACAAGAACCAGGACAAGAGATATGAAAAACACAATTATAGTCGTAGGCGTAACTGCAATTATGCTGTGGATCTTTGGATCCTTAATGGATCAGGCTATGGCAGACAATGATGTAACTTCAAGTGGGTCAACCACAAACGATCAAGTAAATTCCACAGGTTCAAATACTGCAATTACAGGTGGTTACAATTCTGAAACTGAAAATACAACAAATTATCAAAGTGGTTCATCTTCTAACACTACTACAAATGCAACAACCAATAACAATAGTTATACAGGAGATACTAGAGTAGTTCCTTCTGCATCTGCACCTAGTATATCAGCCATGTCGCAGGATTTGTGTGTTGTAGGGGTCTCTGGAGGATTACAAAAGTTTGGATTAGGTGCATCTATTGGTGTTACTAAACGTGATATGAATTGTGAGAGAATGAAACTATCTAAACTTCTCTATGATTTTAATATGAAAGTCGCAGCAGTATCTATACTCTGTCAAGATGCAAGAGTATTTCAAAGCATGGCTCATGCAGGAACTCCCTGTCCATTTAATGGTAAAATTGGGAGTGAAGCTCTAGCGGAATGGAACAAGTACGACAAACAAAGACCAGACTATGAGGAGTACACAAAAGCTCTTAGATACATGGAAAAGGTAGACGCTAAAATATTGGAGGGGTTAGATGATAAAGAAAGCTATATACTTGACAGTAATGGCGAGCCTACTAACATTCTCAAGTAGTGCTGATACTGTAACTATTGAAAATTTTCCCAATCCAGGCGACACTACAAGCACCACAACTATTACAACTGGTAATCCTGTAACTACAGGCAACCTAATATCTCAGCAATGGAATGATGGTAGTTGGACAGGAACTATGTTCCCAGATAGTTCTGATATAAATGAATCAATATATTTGACTGGTAAGGATAACGCTTTTGCAGAATCTACAATTAATTCTCAAGGCATACTAACTGAACAAGAATTACAACAAGGACTAACATCAGAATTATCTGCAGATATAAGATGGTGGAATCCTCAAGCATCAACCGTTACGATGACACAAACTGCAACTAATGGTATTGATACTACAACACAAAGTATAACTTTAGAAGATACAACCAATCATAACTATCAGTTTAATAATTATTCTAATACATTAATTATTGCACCTAATGCAGAGAACACACATGGTACATTAACTGCTAGATTTAGTTTTGATATACAAGGCAACGCCTCTTATAACGGTGGTCATGCTGGCGTTGATGTACGAGACCCAGAACTTAAACTTAACTATAATGTTTTATCTTCAACAACAGTTACCACAGTTGAATACTGTTGGGAAAAGAACCCACCCACTTGTCCTGCACAGGATGAGATTGCTGAAGTTGCCAACTTTATAGATACATTTGAAGATGATTTAGATGACCTATATCTAACTGATATATATCTATATGAAGAACCAGGCATACCTGAGTTCATAGATATTGAATACTCATTCAATCCTGAGATATTTGAAGAAGAAGAATTTGAAATAGAAGATACATACTTAGCACTTGACGATTTTTTTTTTGAAGAACAGTTCTTTGAAGATGACTATTACGCAGAACCTATCATGGAAGAATTTATTCCAGAAGATATTATATTTGAAGAAGTAGAGTTCTTTGATGAACCACCACCTATTGAAGAAGTATATGAGATGGTTTCTATAGATGAAGAAATGTTTGTAGAAGAATTTACAGAAGAAATGCAGGAAGAGTTCATAGAGGAAGTAGAAGAATACTATGAAGAAATTGTTGAAGCTGAACCAATAAAGGAAGAAGCAAATGAAATTGAAGAACAACCCAATAGCGAAAGCATTGTTGCAGACGAACCTATTGAAACCGAAAGTCCTACCCAACAAGAGGAAGATAAGCAGGAGCCAACTGAAGTCGCAGATGTTGAGGGAAGTCCACTTGAAGAACCAAGTGCTGTCAAAGAGGATGTTTCAGAACCAGAATTAAAATCTGAATTAGATATTAAAATAGCTACACTAGAGAAAGTTATCAAGTCTCAGATTAAAGATAGCATACAACAAACAAATGTTACATTGAATGTTATTAATGAAGTTGTTAGTAGAGAAATGATAGCTATGCAACCTGATATGTCTAGCTATGCTGACATGAACCAGGCATTGTTTGATACCAGACAATTACCACAAGGTAATCAAGATTTCTTTATGCAAGTAAGTTTAGCTAGTTACGACAAAACTATTTACGGAACACAGGTTAACCTAGTAGGTACTGATCCTGTTGTTCAATATCAAATTAAACTTAACGAAGCTAAGTCAGCTACTGATGCAGCTTATATTAAACTAAAAGGATTAATGGATGCCAGACTTAATTAATAAACTTAGCACCTATGCGAGCCTTATTGGCGTTGTATGTGCCATTGGTGGAGGTTTTTATGCTTGGGGTGAGTTCCAGACAAGACTAAACGCACTTGAAGGACAAGATTATGTGGTCAATCAAACAGTTGACCTAACCGATGTAAACAATCGTATTAACAATTTGATTTACAGTATAGATGAAGGAGATGACGAAGCATTAGAAGCTGTTCGTTCTCTTGCAGCAACATTAGAAGCTGTTAAAGGAGATATTGCAATTAATGGTGCAGCCATTGAATATCTTGATGCAAAAATAAACGAACTGAAAGCAGCCAACGACAACCCACTTCTAAATTAGAATCATTCTAAACTATGAAATTATCAGAAGCCACTAACATAAGTATGCCAGCTAAAAATCTTTTAGCAATATTGGCAGCAGTCGCAATCGGAACCATGAGCTATTTTGGGGTAATTGAAAGATTAAATCGAGTGGAAACAGAGATACAGTTAATGCAACAAGATATGATAGCAGCCAATGAATTTATAGACGGTGTTCCTAAAGGCACGATGGTCAGTCCACAAGTAAATGAGCTTTATATGTTAGTGGAATGGCTTTCAAAAACACAAGAAGAATTGCGTACTCACGTTAATGCAGAGATTCCAGAAATTTCAAAACTAAATATGCAATTACAATTTATAGAAGAACGTATGATAGATGTTGAAATGTTAATTGATAAGATAAGACAGAATGGAATATCACATGATTGAAACACTATTCGCAGTATTGCTTATAACTAACGGTTCGATAATTGAAACAGTTCCAACTGAGGGAATGGCTGATTGTCTTAAGACCAAACGAGTAGCTATGCAGAATATAGGAGAAGATCAAGAAGGAATATTTATGCAGTGTGTCCAGGTGGAGGCTGAAGTCGAGATGGACATGGGGAGGAAGAGAATTGTCAAAATCCTCACAGAGAACCCAACAGGGAATTAAGAGATATTTCAATCTAGACAATATTGTTGATACAGGAGTTGACGTAGCACTGGTTGTTTTTGATGTACTATCTAGTCCAATCCTAATCGTAATGCGTGTAATAAGATGGTTCTTAAATGAATTTGTACTAGGTCATGTCAAAAGATTTATAAAACTCATAATAAGACTTTTCATTAAGTCAGATAAAAACAATGGAACTTAAAATATACGTAGCTTTATTTGTATTAGTAATGCTGTTTATTTGGAGTTCAGTGTGAGTTGGAATTTTAACCCACCACCAGAAAAGATAGATGTTGCTATTCTACTTTTGGTTTTATTGTTAATACTTCATAAATTGTTTTAACATAGCAACTGGGTCAATGTCATCATCATCCATAACCTTCATATACATTCGGTATATATATTCATCATTCATTCCTGATAAAGCACAAACAATTTTATAATCATCTAATTGTCTTTCAAACCACAAACGAGCTTCTAAGCATTGGTAAAAACTTTTCAATCTTTGTTGGGATAACAAATGACCCTTACTATCAGTGATTTGAAATTTATATTTATGCCTTCTTTTTGGAGCTTCATATATCTTTACATCATTAAAATCTATTCGAGCATCGTGGATTGCCTGAACAATTACTGCAACCCATAGTAAGCTCTCAGGAGTTAGACTCTCGGTATGGCTAAAAAACTCAGTAACATCCGATTTCACTACACCGACTGTCTTTTATTCGCTGATATAGTTTGCCATAATTGACAGATCAATTTGTTATGATCCATCTTATATTCTAATTTTAGGTATTGTTCTTCTGCGTGTCGCAGATTATCAAGGTGAGTTTTATATTCTTCATTAGCTAGTGCTTCTGTTTCTCTTGCAGATACAGACATATTACTACTGATCTTTGACATCAATTCTGCTTTTACTGTTTTACTAAATCTATCAAGATCGTGGTAGGCAGCTTTAGCTTCTGCTAAAGAATCCTCATTTTCAAGCATCCAATTAAGTGCTGCTTGTACTTGGCTTTCCGTTATCATAAGGCTCAATTATACTTCCTGCACATTCATATCTGTCCTTACCTTCAAGGATATATATTGGTGCGTTAGGCTGATTTGCAAAACTACGAGCAAACTCAAATGCGTTCCACTTGTGTTTCTTTTCGTTCATAACCTCAATATATTGTGCTTCACGCTTATTCGCAAGTCTTTTGTTCTCCTTATGTTCTTCTTTTTTCCTCTCCAAAGGCGGTGTACTCTCGTTTATCTTATCCTGAAAGGTTAATAATTCCTGATAAGGTATGCGATACAATTTCACATTTGGATTGTTTTTTAGGGGGATTAAGGGATATTTACTCGCAAATTGTTTAGTACAAACGAGGTAATTCTCCCATAACTTAGTTCCGTTTTTTCTACGATAATCGCAGTAAACGTGAACAATATTTGTATTATTAAAAAGATAAGATCCAAGACCAATAATCCAATTTCCATTCTGCCACTGTGGAAATTTAAGATGAAAGTCTTTTGGTTTCATTTTCTATCTTTTTGCTTTATGTAACCTTTACCACATTTGGCGGAACAAAATTTCTTAATCTTAAATGCAACTTTAGTAAAGACTTGAAACTCTGCTCCACATTTTTCGCAATTTTTAGTCATTCACTTTCTTTGTCTTTGTATCTTTCACTATATTCTTTTGGCTTAAAGTTATCTAATCTTTTAGACAAGTTATCTAACTTAGATGCTTGAGCTAAAATTTCTAACAACTCTATTTCTTCTTCTTGCCAAGTTTTAGAATTGGTCGTTGAATGGTTCATCATCTCCTCCTATTTGTTTTCTAATATACTGCAATGCTCTGTCTGCATACGCTTCTAAATCATTAGCAGATTTATTAGATGTAACACCTCTAGTCCATATACCAGTAATTAACATTTCTTCACCTTTAGACAATCCACTACTTACTGGAATTGTTTTAGGTTCAGTAGTTTGACCATTACTTTGTGGTGTTGGTTCAGGTGATTGTTCGTTTTGTACAACAGTAGTAATATTGTTAGCTTGATAATACGTTTTACCATTACCACTTGTTTTACCAGTAGCACCTTGTATTTGAACAAAGTCATCTTTACCATAATCGCATTGTGGTAAGTAAACACGGTAATCTTCGCCATCACTACCACTCACATAAACAGTATAGTTATCACCAGGTTTCTTAGGCTCATACTTTCCTGTTATTTTTCCTATTATATTAACACTCATTAGTTTCCCTCCTTTAGTGTTTCTGTGGGATCATATTTTTTTAGACACTTCCAATACGTTAATAACGCATTAAACATTTGTAAATGTCTTTTATGACTATCTCTCTCCCACACATAAGAAACAATCACTTCTGGGTTTTT